CATGGGCGGTGCTGGTTCTGGGTGGGTCGGCGAGAAAGACGCTCGTCCGGAAACCGCCAATCCGACGTTGCGTGAACTGGTCTTCAACACCGCTGAGATTTATGCGAACCCGGCTGCAACGCAGACGCTGCTCGACGACGCGCGCGTCGATATTGCCGCATGGCTCGCGGAAGAAGTGGCAACGACCTTCGCAGAGCAGGAAGGCGCCGCCTTCATCAGTGGGGATGGCAAGAACAAGCCGCGGGGCATTCTTGCCTACGATACGGTGGCGAACGGCTCCTATGCCTGGGGCAAGATCGGCTTTACCGCAACGGGTGCGGCAGCAGCTTTTGCCGGCACGGACCCTGCCGATGCTCTGATCGCATTGTTCTACAGCCTGAAGCAGGGCTACCGGAACGGTGCGTCCTGGCTCACCTCGGACGCAGTGATGGAGACCGTCCGCAAGTTTAAGGATGGTCAAGGCAATTACCTTTGGGCGCCGCCTTCCGGCCCGGCAAACGTCGCCACGATCCTCGGCAAGCCCGTCGCGACCGACGACAACATGCCGGCGCTCGGCGCAAATGCCTTCCCGGTCGCGTTCGGGAACTTCTCCCGCGGCTACCTGATCATCGATCGTTTCGGCATCCGCGTCCTGCGCGATCCGTACACCAACAAGCCCTACGTGCACTTCTACACCACGAAGCGCGTCGGCGGAGGTGTGCAGAACTTCGAGGCGATCAAGCTCCTCAAGTGCTCGGTCTAACGGACTGACGTTGCCGTGACGGCGGCCAGTTGCCGCCGTCATCTCACCTCCAATTCCTCCAAGAAGGATCGAACGAGATGAAGGACATTCACTCGGACATTATGGTGGTCTCGGCCATCGGCGCCGCCGTGCTTGCGGCGGACAATACCCCGGCCGCCATTGACCTGCGCGGTTACAATGCAGCCGAAATCGTGCTCGCCATCGGCATCGGCGGCATCACGTTCGATGCCACGAACAAGATCGAGTTCAAGGTCACGCATTCGGACGATGACTCGACCTATACGGCTGTCGAGTTGAAGGACGTGCTTGGCGTCGCTTCCGTCGGCTCCGGCGGCATCGTCAAGGCGCTGATTGCGGCGCATGCCGCCGCGGCGGCCTATCGCTTCGGCTACGTCGGCGGCAAGCGCTATGTGAAGATCCTGGCCGACTTCTCCGGCACCCACGGCACCGGCACGCCAATCGCCGCCCTGGTGCTGAAGGGTTACGGCTACAACCAGCCCGAAGCCAATCAGGCCTGACCGGGATACCTGATCGGGGGCGGTGTAGCCGCCCTCGTCCTCTACACGGAGAGTCAAGGCAATGAAAGCGAAAGTCGTGAAGGCGTTTCCGGGTCGGCCAGATAATGAGGTCCTGACCCGCACTATTGAAGTCGGCGAAGTTCTCGACGGCGACCTTGCTGTGGTCGCGCTTCGGGAAAAGTGGGCGAAGCCATACCGAGATCCGGCTGAAATCGAGGCCGAGAAGCAGGCAGAGGAGGAAGCTGCCGCCAAGGCGAAGGCCGAGGCTGAGAAGCAGGCAGCCGAGGAAGCTGCCGCCAAGGCGAAGGCCGAGGCCGAGAAGAACGCGAAAAAGTAAGATCGAAGGCAGCTCATGCTCCGCCCCATCCGCATTTCAGCTCCAGGCGCAAAGCCGGTATCCCTCCTCGAGGCCAAGGGCGCCGCGAAGGTGGATTTCGGCGATGATGATGCCCTGATCGAAGGCATGATCGACGCGGCTATCTCGCATCTCGATGGCTGGTCTGGCGTACTGGGGCGGTGCCTCATCAATCAGGACTGGCGGCTAAGCCATTGTGACTGGCCGTCGTGCCGTTTCATACGACTGCCGTTTCCGGACGTGTCGGCCGCGACCGTCAAGTATTTCGACGAGGACAACGCGGAGCAGACCGTTTCCTCTTCGCTCGTCACGCGCCTCGAAGACGAGCGCGGGACGGTTATCCGGTTCAGCGACGACTTCGCCTTTCCGAGCGTTTTCGACGATCGCGGCGATGGCGTGCAGGTGGAGTTCACGGCCGGCTATGGCGCGGCTGCGACTGACGTTCCCCGCGCGATCCGCACGGCGATCCTCCTCATGGTCGCTCACTGGTACAACAATCGCGAGGCCTCGACCGAGGGCCAGCGATCTGAAATTCCTTTCGGCGCGTCTGCGCTGATTGCGCCGTTCCGGCGCGTAGGCGTCTAGCCTTCCCAACTGGAGAAAAATCCCATGCTTATCGCCGACATCCTGGCGCGCATCACCGCGACCCAGACAGGCAGTAACGACTTTGGCGGACCGGAGTTCGAGCCGAAGATCGAGAAGCTCATTGCGCTGACGAATGGTACGGCTCCCAACCAGGCTGACATCCTTTGGGCGGACCAGCGGACAGTCGCTTCCGGCGCGACCGATGCGATCGACCTCGCCGGCGTGCTGGCGGACGCCTTCGGCGCGACGATCACGGCGGCCGAGCTGGTGGCGGTGATCGTTGTCAACCAGGCGAAGGACGGCACGGCCAACACGACTGCGCTGACGATCGGCGGCGGTACGAATCCGGTGATTGCCAACGCGCTGCCCACGCTGCAGCCGGGTGGCGTCGTGTTGCTTGCCGCCGGCCATGCATCCGGTCTCGGTGCGGTTACCGCCGGTACAGCCGACACGCTCAACGTCGTCAACGCTTCGGGCGCCGCTGCGACCTATCAGATCCTCATCCTCGCGAGGTCGGCATAATCTATGACCGCTGCTGGCAAGCTGGACCGGCGCCTCCGCTTTGAGGCGCGGCAGGAGATCGACAACGGTCACGGCAGCCCCGTGTCCGGAGATTGGCTGCTGCGCTTCACGGTGTGGGGCAAGCGCTTGTTCCTGCGCGGTGGCGAGACAGTGCTTGCGGCACGGCTGGAAAGCCGTCAGCCGGCGATTCTGACGATCCGCGACAGCAAACAAGCGCGGGAGATCACCTCGGACTGGCGCGTGGTCGATACGAGCGACGGTCGCGTCTACAACATCCGCGAAAATCCAAAACTGAGCGACGATCGCGCGTTTCTGGAGATGCTCGTTGAGGCGGGAGTGGCAACCTGATGGTGGAAGGTCTCGACTCTCTCAGGCGGAAGCTGACGCTCGCGATACCGTACCGCGTTCTCCAGCGGACGCGCGCGGCGATGGAAAAGGGCGCCGGCGAGATCGTCGATATGGCTCGATCTCTGGCGCCGGTGTTGAGCGATCATGATCCCCGGCGCAAGGCAGGGGCCCTGCGCGACAGCATCGGTTGGACTTGGGGCGATGCGCCCAAGGGCTCGATCGTGCTCGCTCAATCGGCTTCTGTCGATGGTATGCGGATAACCGTCTATGCCGGCGACAGCGAGGCCTTCTATGCTCGGTGGGTCGAGTTCGGAACGCAGAAGATGGCGGCGAGCCCCTTCTTCTTTCCGAGCTATCGAACCCTTCGGAAGCGGGTGAAGGGGCGCATCACGCGCGAAATGAAGAAAGCGATCCGTGAGGGCTCCAAATGAGTTCGTCGGTCGAGCTGCAGGACCTCTATCTGAACGCGCTGAAGGGAAACGCGGCGATCATGGCTCTCGTGGGGGGGATCTATGATCGCGTGCCGAAGAACCCTTACGGCAAAAAGACTGCCTATATTTCATTCGGCGCCGACGACAGTACGGAAAATGATGCCGAGTGCATCACCGGTCGCGAGATCACCTCGCAGCTGGATGTCTGGTCGATCGAGCCCGGCAAGACGGAGTGCAAGACGATCGTCGACCTGGTGCGCCGGGCTCTACATCGGCAGCCTTTGGCGCTCACGGAAAATGCGTTGGTCGATATTTGGGTGACGCTGGTGCGCGTGCTGCCCGATCCCGACGGGCTGACCACGCATGGCGTCGTGCAGGTGACGGCGATGGTCGAGGAGCCGTCCTGATGGCGTGGGCGGTCTTTCATGTCGAATTCCGCTGGGACCGGCCGAAATCGGCAGTTTCCTTCTGGATCAAGCCCAAAGCGGAGCCGCAGTGCTATCCGCGCGATGTGATCGATGCGGCAATCGCCGCCGGTAAGGCGGCGGAGCACCTTAGCCCGACCGCAATACAGAAACGCACCTTGAAGGCGCGTCGGGCGAAATAGCCCAAATCCTGAAAACCGCAACGCTTTCGGCTGCCCTTGGGCGGCCTCTTTGCCCATGGAGAGAGCAGATGGCTAAGCCTGTTTCTGAGAAGTTTGAGGAACTTGTCCTCGACGTTGAATTTGATCCGGTCGGCAATCCGGGTGTTTATACTCGAATTTGTGGCCTGCTCGACGCTACGGTGACGCGCACGGCGAACGTGGATACTTCCGAGGTCCCCGGCGACTGCGACGATGAGTCGGTTCCCGTGAGTGTCGAAAAGCAGGTCCGCTCGATCGATGTGGGCGTTTCGGCCACGGGTTCATGGGCGCAGCAGAGTCAGGGCAAGCTCAAGAACTGGTTTTACTCGGGTGCTTCGCTCAACGCGCGCGTTAGAGACACGAACGCGGCCTCTGGTGATACGGAAGTCGAGAGTGGTCCTGCTCTCCTTACCACGCTCACCAACAGCCGCACCAAGGGGCAGGTGGTCTCGGCGGAGGTCGAACTCCAATTCAACGGCACGCCGACCCGGACGGCCAAGGCCTGATGCGCGGCGTCGAACTGACATGGGCCGGCGGTGAGCACGAATTCGTGCTCACCATCGATCTCCTGAGGGCCTTGCAGGACAAATGCGATGCCGGGCCGCCTTTCGTGCTCCAGCGACTATCGTCCCATCGCTGGCTTGTGGACGACGTGATCCAGCCGATCCGCCTCGGCCTTGAAGGCGGCGGCCTCGAAAAAGAGGAAGCGCGCAAGCTGGTCAAAAAGCACGTCGAGGATCGACCGCTGACTTTCTCCGTGATGACGGCCCGGGCGATACTCATGGCCGCCCTGTATGGCAACGAGGATGACTTACCGGGGGAAGTACCAGCGGGGGAGGGAAGCCCGAACGAAACCCTCTCCCGCGCGGAAAATGGCGCTTCTTCGGCTTCTACAAATGGGCCGGCATCATCCACCGAGACATCGGACGAATGACGCTTTGGGAATTCTCCTGCGCGAGATCGGGCTTTGACGAAGCGAACGGTGTGAAACCAAAAGGCGGCGAGATCTCCGACGATCGCTTGGCCGAAATGGGTATTGAGGGCTTCTGATGGCAGTGGATATCGAGCGTCTGGTGGTTGCCCTGGAGGCGCGTACCAAGGCCTTCGAGAACGCGCTCAATCGCGCCAACGGCGTTGCCAACCGGCAGGCGCGTGCGATCGAGAAGCGGTTCGCATCGCTCAACAAGAGCGGTTCGGCTGACTTCGCAGGCCTCGGGCGCGGCCTCGTTGCCGGATTTGCCGGCGGCGCGGTTGCGCGCGAGCTCGTGCGCCTCTCGGAATCCGCGACCCGGATCGACAATTCGCTGAAGGTCGCCGGGCTCTCCGGAGCGGAGTTGGAGCGCGTCTATCAAGGGCTGGCGAAGGCGGCGATGGACAACGGCGCGCCGATCGAGACGCTGGCCGCGCTCTACGGCAAGGCTGCCCAGGCGCAGAAAGAGCTCGGGGTTTCCACCGAAGAGCTTCTCGGCTTTACGAACAATGTGGCCCTGGCGCTGCGCGTTGCCGGCACCGATGCGCAAACGGCTAGCGGCGCGTTGCTGCAGCTCGGGCAGGCCCTCGGCAGTGGCAAGGTCCAGGCGGAGGAGTTCAACTCAATCCTCGAAGGCGCGCCGACGATCGCCCAGGCGGTGGCGGTCGGGCTGCAGGAAGCAGGCGGTTCAGTTTCCCAGTTGAAGACACTGATCGTTGATGGGCAGATTTCGTCGGAGGCGTTCTTTCGCGCCTTCGAGGCGGGCTCCGTCATCCTCGAGGAGAAGGCGGCAAACGCCACCTTCACGGTCGCGCAGGCCACGACGAATCTTTGGAACTCGCTCACCGACGTCGTGCGCGAATTCAATAATTCCACCGGCGCCGGCGAGAGGTTTGCCCAAGGTATCAACAACGTCGCCAGTGCTGTCGACAATTTCGACGTTTCCGGTCTTGTCCAGAAGATCAGGGATGCCGATACCGCTTTTAGGGATTTCCTCGCCAACGACGAAACCCTGAATGCTGTTCTGGATACTCTGAACAGGATCTCCAGAACGACGGATGCCGCCGGTAACGTCATTAATGTCGACAAAGAGCAGGCACAGGACGATGTAAAAGCGCTTGAGCGGGAAGTGGAGCTCCTGCAGCAGCGAATTGCGCTGAACAATAAGCTCGAAATAGACAATAGCGACGCGATCGCGCGCCTTAACGAGGTTCAGGCCAAGCTTGCCCAGGTACGGGCCGCGGCTGCTTCCATGCCTGATACCGTTGAGGGCTACCGCGTCGGCGAGAGTGGTATCGAGGCGGTGCCAGAAGCTGGCGCAACGTCGCTCGGTGGGCCCAGGACGCGAGGTGGCAAGCGCAAAGCCAAGGCGGTCGAAACTGTCTCCGTCGCCGATTTCGAGCCGCCGCCATCTAGTGGCGGCGGCGGCGGCGGTCGTCGAAGAGGTGGTGGCGGCGGTGGCCGATCGGGCGAGAATGAGTTTCAGCGCGAGATCGAACAGATCAAGGAGCGTACGGCCGCCGTTCAGGCGGAGACGGCCGCTGTGGCGCAGGTCAATCCGCTTATCGACGACTATGGCTATGCGATCGAACTGGCTCGATCGAAGCAGGATCTGCTGACAGCTGCACAAGAGGCTGGCCTGAAGATAACGCCGGAGCTGGAGGCGCAGATTACGCAACTGGCGACCGGTTATGCGGATGCTTCAGCGTCAGCCGATCGGCTGGCGCAAAGTCAGGATCAGGCCCGACAAGCGGCGGACTTCCTGGGCGATGCTGCCTTCGATGCCTTCTCCGATCTCATTCCGCAGATCGAGACCGGCAACAAGGCGCTGGACACGTTCCTAAACACGCTGATCGATGCGGTTGCGCAGTCCATTCTTCTCGGGAAGGGCCCCTTGGCTGGTCTCGGCGGCGGTGGCGGAGGTGGCGGACTATTCGGGGGGCTGTTTTCGCTCTTCGGTTTTGCGAAAGGCGGCATTGCCGCCAACGGCAAACCCCTCAAGACTTTCGCCAGAGGCGGCATCTCACGGACTGCTGCAATCTTTGGGGAGGGGCCGATGGCTGAGGCTGCCGTTCCACTCCCGGACGGCCGTCGCATCCCGGTCGATCTCCGGATGCCGGCGGCATCCGGTCGATCTGGTGGCGGTTCGACCTATGCTCCAGTTTATAACATCGACGCGCGTGGCGCTGACCAGGCGGCGGTGGCGCGGCTGGAGCGTAGCCTTGCTGAACGTGACAGGACAGAGGCCAAGCGCGTTGCGGGCTATGAGCATGCGCGCTCGACACGAGGCACGAGGCCATAATGGCAAGATTGTTGAGCTGGCCGGCAGGCATTCGGTGGAACCGGATGAAGCCGCTAAGCGGTCCGGAGTCAGTCGGTGCAGCCGATAACACGTCGATCGGCAACGTCACACAGACTGTCGCTTCGCCCTTCGGTGCCCGGTACATGCAATTCTCCTTTCCGCCTATGCGGGGCGCCAAAGCGCGGCGGGCACGCGGGCTAGTCACTTCGCTCCATAAGGGCGCCAACGCCGTGCGCGTGTCGATCTGTGACTGGGACGGAATGACCTTTGCCGAGGCCGGTATGAGCGTTTCCCATGCCCAGCGAACGGGCGCCATGTCCTGGTCGAACGGCATGCCTTGGTCGAATGGTGAAAACTGGAGGGTGACGAAGCCGAAAGTTCCGGTCGCTTCCGCCGCGGCGGTCGATGCGTCGATAGTCAGCCTTGCGGATCAGTTCTGGGGGCATGGCCTTGGTATGGGCGACTGGATCGGTTTCTTTCCCTTCCACTTCGGCATGTACGAAATCACCGAAGTTATCGACGAGGGGCAGTATCGCGTCTGGCCCCCGCTCCGGAAAGCGATCGCGACAGCTGACTTCGCGACTCTGTATCCGGTTATGGCGATGCGGCTTTTGTCTTCCAACCTGCCGGACGCCGATCGCGGCCCGGCATATCTTGAGGGGCTGACGATCTCGCTCTTCGAAGTCTTCGACTACGATGCGCGCGACTATTTTTCGGACTGACGATGGCAAACCTGTTTTCTGCCGAGGACATTGAATTCTTGCGCCGTCCGCACATCGCCCGGGCCTGGTTCGCGGATCTCGATCTGCCTTCCGGCCGCTGGCGGCTGCACAATGGCGTCGGCCGCAAGAATGTCGGCGGCTTTGAGTGGCGCGGGGTTTCCGATCCCGCCGGCGGCCAGCTCGTCTCAATCGGCGCCGTCGAAGATCCGCGCTTCGGGCAGGCGGCGAAGATCGATATCGTGATCGCTGGCGTCAATCTTGCGTTCCTGCGTTCCGTTAAAGATCAGGGTAGGGAAATCGAGGGGCGCTTTGCTGATGTCTATTGGTGCGCCTTCGACCAGGAGACACAAGAGGTCTGGTCGTCGGGGCTGAAGAAGCTTTTCCCGGGCTATCTCTCGTCTCCGAAGATACGCTGGAGCGGCGTCAGCGTGCGCACAGTGTCCTTCACGATCGAGAGCCTCTGGCATTCGCAGAACTTCCCCTTTGGTGGCAAGTGGACGCCGGCAGACCAGCAGGCGCGCTACCCCGGTGACAAAGGGCTCGAATTCGTCGGCGTGAAGGTGCAGGAGATCATTCGTGCGGACTGAGCTTGCGGAACCGCTGCGCGCCTTTCTCGATGCGGCGCAGGAGAGCGAGTGTGTATGGGGTGTTTCCGATTGCACGAGGTGGGCAGCGGATTGGGTTGAGCAAGTGCGTGGCCGCTCTCTCGGTCTGCCGTGCTGGTCGAGCCGCGAGGAAGCATATCGGCGGATAGCGAAGGCGGGTTCGCTGGAGCGGCTGTGGTCGGAGAAGCTGGCTATCTTTGGCATGTTCGAGACGGGACGGCCGCAGCTCGGCGATGTCGGTGTCATCGATACCGGCCGTTACGGCCAGGTCGGCGGCATCTTTCTTCATGGGGAATATTTCGCGTGGCGTGCGCGGCTTCTCCTTCGTCTATGTGATCTTCGACGACGGCGCCGGTCCCTACTGGGCACGCAGCCGCGTGCTGGGAATATCTGAATGTCGCACA